ATAAAATCAGGTATTACGCTTGTTAAGTCATCTCTGTTTAGCCAGTTGGCTATGGATGTCTTGAGCTCAGAGTAGGTTGTAATGCTCATAATGTGCCGGCCCTTGTCCTAAATACTTGGTTATTACTATCGTTTAACCACTTACGCATTGCCTTCGGATCATCTGCGATCCCTTGGCGCTTGAGCTCATAGTACACTGAAAGAGGTATCGACGCCACCTTATTGACGTCTCGGTATCTATTCGGTGTCTCTTTGTATTCGTTTTTATTTCTCTCGGCGATTGCGGAGACGTTTTGTTTTGTCTCGACGACATACTCGCCCTTATCGGTTACGTGCCAATATTTTGTTATTCCGGTTGCAGGGTCTTGGCTAAATATACGCTTCATCTCTAACTCCAAGTAAGTGGGGCGACCGAAGCCGCCCCGACTGTATTATGATGTAGTTAGGTCGAAAACGCCTGCGTGTGCGCCTTCGTTTAGAACCTTCAAACCGAACTCAGCAAGAACCATACGCTTCTCAGCGTCACCGGTTTTACTTAGCTCTACTTGTTGGATCGGACGCAAGTAGCATACTGATGCGTACTCTGGGTCTAACATGAAAGCGTCACGGTCTCTCTGGAAGCGGTTTGCAACCACGTTCAAAGTACCGAAGTCTGACATGTACACGTCAGCCGTTCCAACGATTGTTGTTGGGCTGTCGCTTGGAGCCATGTAACGCTGTGCAGCAATACCGGCAAAGCCTGATACGACTGTTTTGTTATGTGGCCCAACCATTAAGATGCTTGGCTGACCGCCGGTTGTAAATGCAGCCTGCATTGCGTCTTTAAGCATTGCTTCGGTAAATGCAACCTGAGTACCATCTGTACGAGCGTCAGTACCGTCACCAGTTGGTGATGCACCGTCAGTGGCTCCGCCAGTTGAGAATACGTCGTTGGTTGCAATCCAAGCGCCGAGACCACCGGTCTCACGGGCTGTGGAAGAGTTACCGGCAACTTGTGCGTTATTGTCAGTTAAAACTGCCTCGATGTCTCTCTTGAGCTCTTTTCCGCGCTTTGCCAATTGATAACTTAATTCGTCATTCCTGCCGGCCAAATCTTGCGCTGATAGGTTGTCAGCGACAATAGTTGTACGACGCAAAATGTGCGTATAGTTACCAACGCGAGAGGTTGCAGATGTACTGTCGAAAGACCCTACATCGTCGCCATCAATTCGTGCGGTTTTTGAAGTTGCTGCTAAAGAATCGGTTTGCCACTCGAAGTAAGTGTTAGATACATTTTCAGATCCAACGTTACTTTGGAAAGGCACCTCTTCGGGCGAAATTGAGCTGATTATGTCGCTCAATGATTCACGAATACCTTTGGCGTCAAAGGACGTGAACGTGTTAGTTACAATAGCCATTTATAAATCTCCTATAGTAAGGCTTTTATTGCTGAAGCCGCGTCTTGGACACGACCGGATTTTTTTGCGTTCTGAATCGCTTTTTGTGCATCTGACTTAGGTCTCGGCTGTGACGCTTTGGTGCCGCTTCTTAATGTCTTGGCGCGTGCTTTTTTCGGCTTGGCCTTTGCCGCAGTAACTCGCGTTTCTCCTCGATCATATAGCATGGCTTTCCTCGCTAACTTCACAAGCGTGGCATTTGTCAAACCGCCAATGTCCTGCTCGGTAAATCCTTCGCCAAGTAGAAAGTCCCGTATCTGGGTTGCTTCCTGCGCCGCAACTTTACTGTCGCGCCACTCGGGTATGACTTCCGGCAGCATTTCGCGTTGCTGAGTAACGTACTGCTCCTGCATTTGTTGCATCTTTTGTTGCTGCAACGCCTGCACTCGCTGTTGCTCGGCTTGGACGGCGGCAATTTGAGCCTGACGCTCTTCTTGTTGCTTCCGCCACTGACGTTCTGCCTTCGCTGCCATCGTGGGGTCTGTGTCATACAGTGTGTCCCAATCAGGCTCCTGCTCCTTCTGCTCAAGCCGTTGCTGCAAAGCAGGCAACATCTGAGCATATTGTGCACGTTCACGCTCGATCTCGGAGTATTGTGCTTCTAACGCTTTGCGTTGTTCTGCCAGTTCCTGCGTCTTACGTGTGTAATCTCTCTGCCTTAGATTAGCTGCTTTCAGCTCTTCAACGGTTATCTCTTCACCATCGACCTCTACTATGGCCCCTAGTATATCGAAGGATTCGTCTTCCGAACTTTCCGCATCTTCCTCGACTTCGAGCTCCTCCTCAGATCCTTCGACAACTGAATTATCTGTTTCCTCAGTTGCCTCCATCTCCTCAGAGGCTTCAGCCTCCTCCACTACTTCTTCAGTGGTCTCAGCTTCAAGCGCATCAGTTGCCGCAGCGTTATCCTCTTCGGGCGCAATTATGGCTCTGATTGCATTTTGAGCACTGTACAGATCAGTCCCTAATGGGTTGTTGTTTTCTGCCATCTCATTAACTCCATATTATGGGCTTATTTTCTTTTTATTTCAATAGCCCCGTTATCTACCATTGCACGCAGCGATTTTCGTACTGATTCAACGCCGCGTAATTTCATATAAATAGCCTCACGGCTATCACTATCATTGGTTTCAGTTGCTCTAAACTCAAGCCAACAATCCTGCTCGATCTCGTCTAGAAATCTTCTGAGATCTGTATCTTTAAGTAGACGGTCTGCCTCTCGACCGTCATCTATGATTTGCTGTCTAGTCTTCACGCGCAGCCTCTTTTATTACGTCGGCTTGCGCCTTCATAACTTCCCTATTAATCGCCAGATCGGATCGGATCTGCTCGACGTTGAGCTGCGTGCCGTACTTGGCTTTCATTTCTTCAGCCTTCACAAATAGCTCCGCCTCTAGCTCGTCACGCTTACGATCATCCTCGAGCCTAAACTTCTCACGCTGCATTTGCAGCTCGGCAGCTTTCTTCTGAATATCCGCTTGTATTTGCTGAATTTGCACTTGGATAAGCTGCTCGTTTATATCTGGCTTATCTTGCTGTGGCGGCGGTCGGAACTGCGCCGGATCGCTCCAGAACTGTGAGGTATCTTTGAACCCTGCTATTTCTGTCATAGATTTCAATGTGTTAGCAAGTTTCTGCATATCAGTAAGTGGGTTAACTGGGCCCATTGTCTGCATCGCATCTTTCTGCATCTCAGCAATCTGACGTAACATCAGCATACGCTCGGTATCAGAGCCGCGTCCAAGAGCTACGTTAACTGTGACATCCATGTCACTATTCCAGACACGCGGATCTATCGGCACAAAATTATTATTCAGCCTAATCATACGCTCGCGGTCTTGGTGGGTGGTTACCAGATGTAACACAAGCTCGTACATGCGCTTTACGCCCGTCTCGGCAAAGATACGCGCAATCATCTCGATATGTTGCTGTGCGGCGCTTACAGTGGCTGCTACGGCTGTTGCAGTGCTAGACTGCAATGCGTTGGCGTCTAAGCCTTTGGATGCCTTTGAGATGCCGGTTCTAGCTTCTTTAGTCTCGTCCATGTATTGCAATACGGGGAAGGCAGCTTGCCCGACAAACGGCATGGCCATAGGCTGCACCTGACCGGCTGCACGCTGTCTGATTATTGCGCCAACCTCGGTGGACATGACGTCGTCGATGTTCACCATGCCCTCGACAACTGCAACCCGTGGGTGGATTGACATGCTCAAGCTGTCAAGTGTGTTCCGCATAATAGATGACTTGATTCTCTGTATATCCATCACCGTGTCGGCGACCGACATACCAAAGAAGTCGTGTGGCTCCGGATCTGGGCATAGCGTCGCAAACGGAGCCATGTCGCATGGCTCGTTCATTAAGATTTTGTTACCGTCGCCTGCTGTGCAAACTTTACGCAGCTCGGCAATGCCGTCGCCGTCGTAGTCAACTTTAATATAATTTTCGACGTATAGCACTTTTTTCATCGCAGGGTCGTGGCGCTCGTTCATCTCGTTTGTCAGCGCCTTGTTCCGCGTGTAACGCTCTACATTGGTATCCATGTCATCGTATGACGCGCCGAGCTCGGATACCTCGTCGTAGTCGTATCCCATTGCCACAAGCTCGGACACGGTTACAATGCGCCGGTGGGCTGTGTAATCGGCTTGCTCAACTGACTTGCTCTCACGGGAAATTAGGAACTCTTCCGGAGGTACGGCTTCTAGCTTTACGCGGCCATCTGGATGTACGTATGTCGCCCTGACGGCGTGCATCATCGGCGCAGGCATCTCCTCACCGGTAAGCGGATCTTGCATCGGCTCGCCCATAGGCTCGGACGCCACGATCTCGACTTCGACCTTTGGATCTGACATCAGCGCCGCGAGAGCTGCGTCGTCGAGGCCAGAGTAGGATATTGTCTCGTATTTCGTCTGGTCGTCCCAGTACACCTTCAGTATGCCAACCTTACGCACAAGCGCATCCATGAAGGCGGAGTGCATCTCTAGGAAGCCGTTGTTGTCTCGGTTTATGATGTAATTAGCGTAATCGGTAGCCTGCTTGGCTGCGGCGACGTCCTCTGGGCCTTGCGGCACGTATTCCACGGTTTGGTCGCTGCCGTGGAAAATACGCATGAGCGACGGCATAATCGCCTGCACGGTGTCTCGCACGTCCATCGATACAACTTGGCTGCGCCCGTCTTCTTCATTGCCAAACGGCTCGCCTCGGTAATACTGGGTGGCTGTGGCTCTTTGGGGCGAGATCCAGTTATCGATAAAATCGATTGCGTCGTCGATCTCCTTGCCGACAATGCCTTGCAGCTCTTCCTCTGGCATGACGTTAGGGTTCATCTCCTGCTCGAGCTCGTCTGCGAGTTTGTTTACTTCGTAGTCCATGTTTTACCTCTTACGTCGTGGCTTGCATTTTTGTTAAAAATTTGTTAACCGTCTTTAAAAGGGAGATTGATATGTCACAAATAAAAACCGACCCAGATATAATACGGGAATTAATTTTTCTAAAGGCTAAAGATTTAGGTTTAGAAGAAAATAGCTTGATTGAGCTTGATGAATTAGTTTGCAAGTTA